ACCTACCGCCGCCTCGAGCCGGTAATCGACGGATTTATGCCGAGCAACCGCCGCAATAATATCTACTGCAAAACTCTTTCCAATATATCTGAAAGTCGCATTCGGGAGGCCCAAAACATCACACAGCTACGCTCAGTCTTTGGAAACGCCCGCTACCACAAGCTGAACCTCGAAGCCTACGCCCGCCACCGTACAGTTGAATTTCGCCAACATGGCGGTACAACCAACTTCACAAAAATGGAGAATTGGATACGCTTTGCCGCAAACATGATTACCTTTGCACAACAAGGCATGGTTAACGCAGGATGCCAACTATCAAGCATTCCTTTTTTAACCGCCGACCAAAAAATATTTTTCAAACTCAGAACCAAAAAGTTAGCATAATAATGACAACAACCTACACTTTGCAGGACGGCGGTAAAATTACCGCCACCTGCGCCGCCGATTTTGTAACCAAGTTACGCGAAAGCAGCCGCTTCGATAGTGAATGTACCGACCAGGAATACATGTACCATTTTGCCGACCGATTTCACGATCAGACCGGTCATGTGATCCGAGCCAATTCTTCAGATCACTTCTTAGAGGATTTATCCACATACGGTTATGTAAGTGTTAAATAATCATTTCATAGGTACATTTATTTGCCATAAACTTTGCCAATAAACAAATGTTTATTATATTTGCACTGTGTTTTTAAAGCGATGTTTGACAATCAGGATGAGCTAAAGGCTCACATAGAACATGTAAAGCGATGCTTGCAGTTTTATGCTCTAAGCGAGGAGGAATTGCTAAAGCAAGGATACCCACGAAGAGAGTTAGAGAGGCTAATCGATATCCAGTTGGATAAGTTAATCGAACTCCTCAAACAACTGAAAGACTAACATTAACCCCCTCATGAATTGAGGGGGTGCTTTAAAAACCAAATAAAGAAACGATTATGAGTGCAAAAAGTGAAATAGACAATTTGTTGAATAGATTTCTTCAGCTGGAGACGGATGAGCAACGAGAGCAATTTCGGGATACGATGGCTCAAATCTTAGCTGGTAAAACAGAAGAAGAAAAACATGAATTTGGAGAAGCTCTTGCAGACAATGCAAAAGAGATGATCCAGCAGTCAGAAGCGTTGATAGGAGAGTATCATTTCAAACAAGCATTGCATGATATTTTTCCAGCTATAACCTGGTCGTATATTGCTGAAGAGTATTTCCATAAATCGCGTTCATGGTTGAGCCAGCGCATGAATGGATATCATGTTAATTCAAAAGCTGCAGCATTTAGCCCAGAAGATATAAATACATTAGCTGATGGTCTGTTAGACCTAAGTGAACGTATAAAGAAAAGTGCTATCCTGTTAAAGGGGCATCGCTTTTAAAAACACAAGAATTGAGGGTGAAGTTTGGATAAAGAACACTGAGTGTTCATTGAATACTATTAGTCTTCCCTCTGCTCAAAAAGGCTTCCACGGGTTGGAGGCCTTTTTATGTTTGTTTATGCAAATAAATTTGTTACATTTGTTCCGAGTAAAAAGTTTTCGGCCATATTTGATAGTATATTCTGCTACTGTTATCATATATTGTGAATTTTATAATTAAAATCTGATACAAATGAAAAAAAAAATTGGAGATTATTTAGCATTGAGTTTATTTACACTGTTTGCTATTGTTGTTATATTTTCATGCTTTAAGTTTGTTAAAGTATTTGCAAATAATGAAATATCTGATAATTTAGATGATTGGAGTAATTATTCAACATGCCTTGCAGCTCTATTTACTTTCGTTTCTCTTACATTTATCTATCTAACATATAAGAAGCAATCAGATTCTAACTATAAGCTACAATTTGATAGCACTTTCTTCAATATGTTACATACACAAAGAGAAATCTTAAGCTCTTTTGGTGTTTGTTTTTTCAAACAACGTTGTGAAAAAATTATGACGTACCATCCACTGTCATGGAGTGAAGAACTATCCTCTGAAGAAGCTTTTGAACGCGTCCGTAAAGCGTATAATCTCTCTCTAAAAGAACCTGATGACAGCTCTGCTATGCATTATTTTCGACATTTATATCATATTGTGAAATTAGTACACAATAGTTCATTTAACTACAAAAAGAAATGTGAATATATCAATATTATTCAAGCTCAGATGAGTAATGAAGAGCTATTTGTCATGTTCTATAATGTAGTTTCATTTGGTAATAAGGAATATTTGCAATGGTTAGATTACTACCGTTTTTTTGAAAATCTGAGATCTACGGGCTCTCTTTTTGATAAAATAAGAAAACATTTTTTTCATAACACAGAGTTCAAGTATTCTGCTCCTAACATAGATAACAGAAATATTATATTAGATTAATTTATTTATATTGTTATGAACACAACTCAAGGATTTTGGATAAAAGAACCTATTGATATCAGAAATAAAAAAACAGGGCCTTATAATGTGAATTTTATATATAAACAAGGGAACGTTTTTATAATGGATAATCATTTGGCGGCTGCATATTGCTGGATCCAGGAATTAGATAAAAATGAAAACTTAAATTTCTTCCATATAGATCAACATGAAGATTTATGTTCAGATGCTCCAGTAAAATCATATATTAAGATTAAAGATACATCTCATATTTCCTTAAATGAGTTTCTTTCCATGCGTTACCAATCTGGTGAAAAACAGGCCTTTAGTTTTGAAAATTATATTCTTCAAACTCAAAGGATTTTTCCAAATTGGTTTAGAAAATGTTGCTTTGCTTGTCATTATTATGTAGTTTGTGAGGAATTAGATATGATTCCTCAACTTAATAATATCAATTTATTAGGAAGTATAAGTAATGCATCAAAGTGGGGATATGCTACACTTGAAAGAGATAAAGATAATCGTTGGATTATCAATATAGATTTAGACTATTTCTTTTATTCTAATGCTTTTCAAATGTTGACTAACGAGTATATACAATTCCTTTTTGAGGATTTAAAGAATGCAATGGAAGAAAGTAAGAAAATTGCAATCGTCACAATTGCTTTAAGTCCCGAATGTTGTGGTGGTTGGGATAAAGTTATTCCAATAGCTAATTATATAGCTAAAGAATTAGGATTAGATTTTAAACTATAAGATATGAGAAAAGTACTATTTATCTTTGTGCTGATGAGTTTGGCCTTGTCTGCTCATGCACAACTACGCACTGTTTATTGTGAAATGATCGGGACCGGAAGCCCTTCTGGCCGAAGTATCAAAATCTCTTTTGATTTTGGCGAACAGAAGTACTATTACAAGGCATCGAGTGACAATCAGATTGTTGATGCAGACGGTGAAGTGATTGACTTCTCATCAATGATCGACGCTCTTAACTACATGGCCAATCGAGGCTGGAAACTTCACACAGCTTTCTCTGCAGCAGTGAAAGGCCAGGGCGGTGCCGAAACTTACCGGTATATCTTATTTAAGGAAATCGGTAACGGTGAGTCCATCATGGATGGAATAAGGCTACTTGGCGAATACAAGCAGGAGCAGAAGGAAGAAAAGGAGAGAAAGCAAGCTGCTGAAGATACGAAGAAAAGTGGCTGGGATGATGTTTATAAATAGTATAAAGCGGAGCCTAAAAAACTCCGTTTTTTTATTGTCAATCAAAATAAAATCCCCATATTTGCAGTGCCAAATCAAACGATAGTAATCTATCCCGTTGCGTCCGGTAGACGCTCAATACGAAATTGGGCTTTTTTTATGTCCATAGATTTGCTGCAATTTATGTTGTATGCAAATTCATATACGAAACTTACGGCTGTCTTTTCCATTTCTTGGACCTTCGGGAACACGAATCGTTTGGTTTGGCGACTTTAACGGGAAAATGACAGCCGTTCGTGTATTCGAAAACTTGCCATTAATGCCAAACCAAACGATTCGTATATGAAAACATTAGGTCAAGGCACGCCAGCCGTGCCTACATTCCGCTCAACGCAGGATTGTAACACGCTCCAAGAGCGTTATTACCGTAGTCTATGTGACTGCGAAATTAAAACCACTTCCGACCGTTGGTACATTGCTACCATTGCCAGCATCTGCGCTACATTTATCTGTTTACCCTGCATCTTAGTTGTAGTTTATTGCTACCTTATGGCGCAAAAATCAAAGAAAGGAGGTTCCAAATGATGTTCTTCATCCATCATGTGCAAACCTATTCCAACGTCAACAAAAAGGGGCGGGAAATGTGCGAGTTTGCGAAAGCTTTCGATCGTCTGTTGATCACTGATCAATGTGCTCTGGACTCTTTGAAGTGTTCCTTTGAAGCAAAAGTCAATGAACTCAATCAGAAGTACCCCAAAACAAAAGCTATTACCTTTAGTGCCGGTGTCTTCGATTCACAAGATGGTCAGTTCAGTGTAAGGGTAGGCAACGATGACAATCAGTCTGTTTGCTTCATCTCTTACGCTTCCGTTCGTGGTTATTATAGCTTTGGCGAAGGAATGCTCAAAACTCAAACTCTTGTAACTCCAGGTGTCTGCCGTATTTGCGGATGCACTGAAAATGATCCATGCTTTCATCCCGATCATGGAACCTGTTGGTGGGCCGATGAGTCTCAGACCATCTGTTCCCATTGTGCGGATCCGGAGATATCAGCTGATCCTGCCACTGAGCATTGCATTAATTCGAAAGGAGGTAAGCAATGACTACCAATGAGGACAATAAACTCTATCCTATTAATATTGATGGAGCACAAATCTCTTCTTCTTCCATTGAGTCCATCAAGTTCATGCAAGACCAGAACTATGTTTGTGCTATGATATCCAATGTCGATGAAGTAATTGATATTATATTGGAAGAAACATTTCCATATGGTAAAGATGCCGATACTCAACGTCTACATATCGTTCGCAATCTCCGTGAAATTAGTCGCCATTTATCAACCTTTAAATTAGATAACGATGAAAGATAAAGAACAAACTATCACAGATATTAGTATTCACGTTGCAGCCTTGTCTGCATCATTCAAGCCGGTGCCCGATGCCCGTCATACGACTCATTGGTTTACCACCGATGAAGTCTTCGACGCCATCCGTCGCATTGATCCGGGTGCTCAGATCACCAAAGATCAAGTTCATCAAGCCATGCACGATGCCGGCTACCGGTACCAGAACCGGCCCGGATCCGCAGGCTTGGACTTCCGCTGGATGCTCCAGGCGAAAGAAATAAAATAGAGTAAGGCCCCGGGAAACCTCCACCGTATTAGTTACACAAAAAATACCAGGTTTCCCGGGCTACTTTTGTCCTTTCCTTATCCTTTCCCTCTTTCTACATTCGCTGGAAATAAGCAGCGAGTATGATAACAGACCAACTAATCCGCAACAAATTTATAGCTGATGTCATGTCCCAGGGCATCAATAAGATTTACGAGACACAAGAGAACGTGGTTCGTACTTATCTGAACACTCGTTCCGGAGACCTGGTAGCACACCTTCAGCGTCGGCCTTTCACCTCTCAAGGCACCGATAATAATCAAGTCTATTACATGCGCATCTTCCCGTACCTTCGGTTCCTGGATATCAACTATCGTCGTGGATCCGATCGCATCTCCCGTCACATTCGTAGCAATCTTGCACTTTACAACCGCGTAGTCTGGGGAGTACTCTACCATGAGACCTTCCCGGAGATCAAATACGGCTACACTCAGGAAATCCGAAGCTCCATCCGTCAGGAGCTGGAGCAAGCTCTTGAACAACCCTCTAATTAAATCGACATGGCTAAGAAACATCTCTCTGAAGACGAAATCAGGTACATCATATCCGGTGACAGCTCTAAACTGCAGGAAGAGCTCCATACCCTCACTAAGGATACCAAAGCCCTTAAGAAAGAGGAAAGCGAACGCCGTAAGGCTATGGTAGAGCTCGAAGCTCAAGGAAAAAAGAACTCGAAAGAGTACAAGAACCTCTCTAAGGAGTGTAGTGAATACAGTAAACGCATTTCCGAGAATAATAAGCAGATCAGTGCCCTTAACCGCAGTATGAACGTCAATGATATGACTATGGGCCAACTCAAAAAGGAAGCCAAGCAACTTACTGCAGTGTTGGATGATCTTTCGGAATCAGCTAATCCAGAAGAATATGCACGCTTGAACTCCAGGCTCATTGATGTTCGCAATCGCATGGGTGAACTACGCAATGCCGGTAAGAAAGTTAATCAGGAATCTGATAAGAGTGTAGCCTTGATGTCCAAACTGAAACTTGCCGTCAAAGCCTTTATAGCAGTAAAGCTTGTTGGCTGGCTCAAATCCGCACATGACCAGGCTTACGAAACCCGCAAAGAATTTGCTAAATACGAAGCCGTTCTTCGCAATACTTTCCAGTCCCAAAAGAAAGCCAACGACGCAATGAAGATGCTCCAGCAACTTGCTGCAGACACGCCATCTTCCATGCAGGAATGGACAGAAGCCTACATTAAACTCATTAACCGAGGTCTGAAGCCCACCAGCCAGGAACTCATCAATATGGGTGACTTGGCTTCCTCCCAGGGTAAATCCGTCGATCAGCTTATCGAAGCCATTCTCGATGCAATGACTGGCGAAAACGAGCGTCTCAAAGAGTTTGGTATCAAAGCCTCCAAATCCGGAGAAACCACCAAGTACACTTTCCGTGGTGTTACTACCGAAGTTCGTAATTCTGAAGATGCTATTAAAGACTACCTGCTATCACTTGGCCGCATTGATGGCATTGTCGGTTCTATGGCTGTACAAATGCAGGAACTTGAAGGTATCCAGTCCAACCTCGGCGATACGATGGATGCCTTTTTCAACAAAGTGGGTAAAAAGTTAGAGCCCTTTTGGAAGTGGGCAATGAAACAAGCCAATGACTTTTTTAGTGCTATGGGTGATTTACTTACATCCTATACCGAAACCTATGACATGCATTTCGACAAAATGGTACAGCTCGAAGGTACTCTTCCTGGTTTAGTTTCTCGTTACGAAGAGCTGACCGGCAAGTCTTCACGCTCTGCCGAAGAACAAAAAGAGTTGGCCAGCGTCATTTCACAGATTCAGGCTATGGTTCCCGGTGCTGCAACAGCTTTCGATAATTACGGTAATGCCATTGCCATTTCCAGCGAAAAAATTGAAGAATTCTTAGCGAAACAACGTGCCTTGCTTAAATTCGAAAACCAAAATGCAATCAAGGAGACCACGAAACAACTTGAAGAGTATCGTAAGACCTACGAGAATCTTATTGCACAACAGGAGCAAGGTGGCGCAACTATAACTCAGACCAATGGTCAGTTTGGAGGCAGTACCTCCTATATCGACACCACCACCATGCCGCAGATTGAGGTAAATATCAAGAAGTACGGTGAGCTGATCCAGGGTGCTGAAGAAAAGCTGAAGCAATTGAACGGCCAGACGGTCGAGGATGCCATTCACTCTCAAAAACAAATGCTTGAGGCACGCCAGAACTTCAACAAAATGGAGGAAGTACAGCTGAAAGCCTGGATAAAAAACAATAAGGACACTTATAAGGAATACGCAGAAGTCGCTCAGGAAATATACAACAAACGTTTTCCAGAAGAAGATCCGGCAGCCGTAAAAAAGAAAGCGGAAAAAGCAGCTAAGGCAGCAAAAGCAGCAGCCGATAAAGCTCGGACTGCAGCTGAGAAAGAACAGCGGGATAAAGTATCTACTGAGCAAGCAGCTGTGAAATCCCTCGAAGCTCTCCGCGAAGAAGACTTGCAGAATCAGCAGAAGACGTACAACGATTCTCTGGCCGCTCTGAACTCGGCCCAGTCCACCGGCAAACTCACCAAGCAGCAGTACGAAATGATGCTGTTGGAGCTGAACAAACAGAATGCTGACGCCCGTCTCAAGATTGAGCAGTCCTACTATTCTGATGCCCAATCGATGGCCCTTACTGATGCCAACACCAAAGAAGACATCGTCCGAAAATCCAATCAGCGTGTTATCAATGCTGAAAAAGAAGCCAATGTTACTCGTGCCGCTCTGCAAACACAGTTGAATGAACTTATCAAAAGTTTTAAGGATCAATTCAAACTGACTACTGTCGATGAAGATTATGCTATGCAACTTAAGGTGCTCGAGGCATCCTATCAGGCCCGGAAGGAAATGGCCGAAAAGAATAACCTTGATACCACTGAGCTTGACAAAGCCTACTATCGTGCCAAGGAACAACTCGAATCCGAATATCAGCAACGTATCCTGGCTATTCGTAATCAATATGGTCTCACAACTCAGCAGGAACGTCATAATGCAGAGTTAGAGCAATTGAAGCTCGCACGTGATCAGGCACTACTCACTGAGGAAGAGTACGAACAGGCCGTCCAGAACCTTAAGCGAGACAGCTATAAAAAACAATTCGATTATTACGCGAACCTGTTCTCCGGAGCCATTCAGTCTTTGCAGCAAGCTGAAATGGATCAGATTGACGCCAAGTACGATGCTGAAATAGAAGCCGCCAAGGGCGATGCCGATGAAGTCGAACGCCTGGAGAATGAAAAGGCCCAGAAGAAACTCGATATCCAGAAAAAGTATGCCGATGTCAACTTTGCGATCAAAGCCTCCCAAATCATTGCCGATACTGCAGTCTCTATTATGAAGGCTTATGCTGATCTTGGACCTATTGCCGGTTCCATTGCAGCCGCACTCATGGGAGTCACTGGTATAGCTCAGTTAGCCAGTGCCAAGGCCGAACGCGATAAGGTCAAGAATATGACTCTCTCCGGAAGTACATCTTCCGGATCTTCCACCGGTGCTCGCGTCGCCACTGGTCGCCAGGAGGGAGGCAAGATCGATGTCCGTCGTGCCCAGGACGGCAAACTCTTTCCGGATACGGATTATGATCCGGACGCTCGTGGTTTCATAGATCATCCTACCGTTATAGTAGGAGAGGGGCCTGCCGGCCAATCAAAGGAATGGGTAGCCAGCAATGCCGCCGTCGAAAATCCCACTGTAGCACCTATCCTGGATATCCTGGATAAATCCCAGCAAGCTGGCAACATCCGCACACTCGATCTTAACCAGGCTATCCGTGCCCGCATGGCCGGTTATGCTTCCGGGGGATCAATAAGTAAGACGTATTCAACTCCGGATCCGACACCTGCTGGCAACTCAGGCACTGCACTGCCTACAGAGCTCATGGAGAAGTTGGCTCGTTCCATCATCCATCTCGATGAATATGGAGTACCGGCTTCAGTTGTTCTTTCCGACATCGAGCGGAAGACAGAACTTCGCAATCGTTCTCGTTCCATTGGATCCAAAAAACAAGCATCATGAAAATAGTCAATACTAAAGCTGGTCAAGCCTATCACCTCACTCCTGGTACTCAACTTGAAATCGAACGTCCTAACCTCTTTTTCAACGAATGGGGTGAACAATCCTTGCCAACTGATCTTCCGGATACGGACTTGAACCGTCAGCTTACCAACTATCCCGATTGTATGGCCAACAAGAACAAACCTTCAGCCAACATCGACTGTAGCATCCAGGATGGAGATTACTTCATGCCTTGCCGACAAGCCATTTTATCAGCAAAACGCTATGAGAAGATTTCTACTTCCTTCTACATGAATGAAGGCTCTTTTCTTGCCAGGATATCAGACGTTGCCCTAACCGATATCTTTGGCGATGAAGTTATTCCAGGAATCACTACTGTACAGCAAGGAATTGACTTCTGCTGGTCCCTTCGCGATAATTCCCATCCTGATTATGCTATTTTCCCAATAACAGTCAACTTGGACGGCGATCGTCGATATGTCAACCGCATCAACTATATGAATGCTGAAGGAACCTGTATAGCCAATAATGCAGGCCAAGGGAACTATCGTTTTTACAATTCTTTCGAACGAAAAGAAACCGTCAATAATCGTATTATTAAGCTTGAGCCAGGTTATTACATTTCACCATTCATTCGTGCTGCATACCTGTTACGTCGTATCTTCACTTACTTCGGTTATACCTTGCTTGATCATTTTCTTACCACGAGTGAACCTTTCAGTAAGATGGTCTTCATCAATAACACCATAGACTCTTTAGTTAATGGCACTATAAGGCTTTCGCACCTGGTTCCCGATTGTATGGCCAACACCATTCTTGATGTGTATCGCAAAAAGTTTTGCTGCGAGTTCATACCTGATGAAGTCGCACGTACTGTACGAATAGAATTGTTCAACGACATCATAGATTCAAAGCCAACAGTCGATTTAACACCCTACCTTGCATCCCAACCAGAGGAATCTTTTCCCGGCTATCAACAGCTCAAACTCTCTTCAGAAACTGTTATTACAGAAGGCAATACCTACGATGCTACATACGAACTGGAGGCAAAATATCCTGAGGCCTGGTACAAAGAGGCTGATGGTAGCTATTGTCGTACAGGATATGCAGATAGTACTATTGAAGAAAGGCTTTCCGATGGTAATATACCCTATTATGCCGGCGGTCCTCTCAAGGCCTATGAAGTTAAAGTACCGGACTGTGTTTTTTGTTTATCATATCTTGCCTTTCCAGGTCTGCCAACAACCAACAGGGGCAATATGAAAAGAGGAGAAACAGCACCTTATATTGGTGATGGCCGCACACTCAATTCAACGATTGATGGTGTCCCTGTAGAAAGCTCCGTTGAAGACGCTACAGCATCAGATGATGATGTTGTAGCGAACAATCCGGATCAGAAACCGATCTTAGCTTTCGTGCAATATAGTTCTAATTATGCGATCGGGACCAATCATGATTTATTGGGTAAATGGGGATATTCCCTGTTATACAATGGCCCTATTGGAATTTTTGAGAAATTCTATCGGAAGTTCGATAACATGCTTCGGAACTCTATGCATAAGGTTTCTGCTGATCTATTGCTCCCAAACTCTCTGAAAAACTCTCTGCAGGTTCATCACAAAGTTTCTCTCCAGGGAGTTGAATTACTTTTCAATATCTTTAAATACACCATTGGTGGTAAATCGGAACCAGTTACATCCGAACTGATGACAACTTCACTCTATGAGCCATTGTCCTTAGCCAAAGCTGAATCTGAACGTATGGTCCGGAACACAGAATACAAATGGATGATTGTTTCTTCTACTACAGAAGTCAGTGAAGATGAATATGTTGCTGCCGGGTATACTATCAGTGAAGATGAAAGAAATCAGAATACAATTCCGGCCATTTATCCTTTACCACCAACCAAGGCTATTTACGATGCTGGAGGTACTTATTATCATCGTTCTTATTATATATATTATACAAGTCGAACAGGTGGAAAAGTTTATTATCGCATAGATTTATCCCTGCGTCCAGCGTTATTCTCAGAAAAGGATCCCAATGAACGTCCTTCACGCCCAACGACAACTCCTACTTGATTTGTCCTTTAATTAACCCCTCTCTATCTCTAATTTTGGCATAAAAAGAAATCAATATGACTATACTGCAGCAACCTGATGCTTTATCGCTATCTCAGAATCTAAAGGAATTCCACATCTCTTCAGATGTCCAGGTTTCCTTTATTCTGAAACAAGGTGGTGTGGAAATCTTATCTCAGCGTTACGATCCTTCCGCAGATGGACATATCACAATAAACCTGCGTGATATCGTCCATGCCCGGCTATCTTACCAGCTGATCGAATCAGGACAAGTATATGAGCAATCCTCACTTGCCTCAGATTTTACAGCCATGATTAATGACACTACATTAACCTTCCGTGTCATCCGCTCCGGTATTGACCGCCTGGCCGATTCTGCCGCCAATTTCCTCACGCAGAATTTCCTCACATGGCAGCCATCAATAAAGCCGGTTACCTATTATTCTCCGGAGTTCCTGACTTACTATGCCACAATACCTTGTGTGGCAAAGCTTCGCGCATACTTCACTGATACTTCCGGATCCGTGATATCACAAACCGACTACACAGTTGCTGAAATGGTTGCCGGCATCGCATACACTATACCTCTGCAGTATTCTGTAGTTGCCGGTTGGCTTGGCCATAAATTGCCAGCCTATTATGATATATGGGTTGAAAACCTAACCGGTCAGCGTCTCACATACATACAGCGTTATTATGCTGAAGACATGCGTACCGAACAAGAGCAGTGGATCCTCTTCGAAAATTCCCTCGGAGGTCTCGACACCTTCCGTGCCTACGGTACTACAACATTCAGCGGTGAGCATACACATAACCTGGCAGAAATTGACGAAATTTCTCAAGAGTACCGTGTCGATACCGAACGAAAGTTTCAAAAAAACACCGGCCATTTGAATCAGGATGAGCGCAAGTGGTTACTTGACTTTTTCCCCTCCCAGGCTAAGTATCTTTATGCCGGTAACTACCTGCGTCAGATTGTCGTAACAGAAAGCAATGTCAGCTACACTGACCGTGCTCTTCCTTCCAATTACACATTTACATTCAAATATGCTGATGCCCGTCCCTTATTAAACCTCCCCAGAACCGATATTCCAGCAGATGTTCTCAGCATCACTGTTCCTGAAGTCGGTTCTTTTACAGTGCCCCCTCGGCTTGCTGAATTTCCTCGCCTTCCACTTTCCGAGGGGGCACTTTTTCCAATTCAAAACCCATACTCCGAAGAATGGGGTATCACGACCGCTGAAGCTTTTGCCACTTTCGTTGGTCAACAGCTTGCAGAGTTTGCCGGATCCGGAGGTGGTATTGGCCACCAGCACCGGAATATCGACCTCTTGAACCTTCTTAGCTACGTCGCAGAATATCTGTTAGTCAACAATAAGAAGATCAAAGCCGGTTATTCTGATATAGCAGGTGATATCGAAGGTGATAAGTACATACACAAAGATCGAGTTGATCGTACCGATTATCTGCTTCAATTTGGTGAGTTTATCGACTCGCTAATTGCCGGTAAAGGAGGTGGCATATATCCTGATGGACGTGCGCAATTTAACAGCTTGGAGATTCGGGACTCATTGACAGTTTTACGCCTTATCATCAACGAAATTCATGCTATGGCCGGGGATTTCTCTTTCTCTGATTGTGGCGCCATTGAAAAGGTTGAATTGTTGGACGATGGCACTTATCAGCTTACGATGGAGAAACGAACAGATACGGATTGGACCACATTAGAGGAAAACGACGTATTATGTTCTATCGTTAACTCGCTGTTGATCGGAGGTACCGACTACTATACTTCTTGGTTCAGACCAGTATCGAAAAACCGCAATGATAATACTTTGACTGTAGTTCTTTATCCCGACAGCGAAGTACCGGGCGGCAAGAACTACCCACCGGTTGAAGGGTATAATGTGACTCGTAAAGGTAATGCGAAAGTTCCGGATGCTGGTGAAGCTCCGAACGAGCGTGCTCAAAGCTGGCTGATATCTTCCCGTGAAGGCAGGATCATGTTTTTGCAGAATGTATTCAGACCGATTCTCGAAGATTACAACTATGCGTTGACTCTTGGGCGCTTTCCCAACGTAAAGATGATAGAGAAGCTTCCTATCGGCTCTACTGACGTCGGTGTAATGTCGAAGATAGGTGTTTTTGAGAAAATCTATGAAGCTGACTGGAATGGAACGATTATCCCTAAAAAAGTGGATCGCGGAGAGTGGTCTTTGGCTACAGCTCAAGGTGATGAGCCTTACCGATTTGTAGACTATGAAACTCTTTTAGAGAATCAAAAGGTGATTACAACCTTGGAACAGCATACTGTTTACCATTATGGCTGTAAATGGGGATGTCTGATCGATAAAACGATTGATGAACCTAAATGGAACTCCGCCGGTTGGGTATTGCTCGAAGGGGATAAGAACTACTACTTAGATTTTATTGCTCCAGGTACTGCAAAACGCGGTCAAGTAAATATGGATATAACTGCATGGATTAAATACGCCAATCGTGACATAACTAATGTGCTGTTAGCAACTACAGGTGTGTCGGTAGAGTGGCTTCGGGATACCGGTAATATTCCAGCTGATAATAGCTGGAAGCCTGTCTATGTGGACGGTCAAAAGAATGTGATACACATTGACAATACTGATGAGCATGGAGTAGGATTAGGTTTTGGTTATGATTATCAGAGAGTCAAATTTATCTGTCGGGTGTTCATCCCGATGGGAGAAGATATGGAGACAGTAGAAAATTATGTTGGATTTAGAATTTGAAAGTTATGGGATTAGAAAAAGTTTTTCCTTGCCTTGTTGAATACCGGTACAAGTTCTTGGGACTTATACCATGCCGTAGAATGACAATTGTTATTCAGAGAGTCGGTGGTAAGAGCCTTGAGGAGTTGGTAACAGAAAAAACAGGGCATAAGAAAATAACTATAATAGACACTTATTAAAATGGCTATACAAACCCAACCCAAAGACGTACAGGTACATATTGATCCTTATTCTTTCCTGGCAGAGATACAGGTTCTATCCGGTAATCCTGTACAGAACTATAATAAGGATACGAACGACTATGAACCGGATCGCTCGCTTATCCCTTGCGTACTCATGCCTTACATTTCGGTTCAGGACCCTGAGGGGCTGATGAACGGTAGCCAAGCGATTACCGGTGCCGAATGGTATGAAGGTGCTCCAAAGGCAGACGGTAGCAATCGTATCGTAAATAACGATGATTATGTCGTGTCCGCAACAGGCAAACCTACTTATTCTTTGACGGTGAAAAAGAATGTGGACTACAACAGTCCAATAGAGCTACACTGCATATTCTCGATTACCGATAAGCGAAAGAATACCCAGGAAAAGTTTGAGCGTAGCACTGTACTCCGGACGAGTATTTTTGACTCAAACAATTATTCGTTGAAGATCAACCGGCCAAAAGGATGGACTATAAACCCGCTCGAAGTAATACCGAATAGTAAAGGAGAATGGCTTTATTCGATCACAGCTCAGGTGTATTCTGGTGAAGATATAGTATCTGATGCCAACGCAGCTTATTGGTGGCAGGTTCTTGACGGTACGACGTGGAGAGACTTTTCAGAGGATGAGTTAGATGTATTCGTTTCTGGTAAAAACGCCAATGGTACCTGGGGGAAAACTCTTACACTGGATGCCCGGTTCTTCAGGAATATTTCAGTCCGTGTTCGTGGTGCTTACTATAGCGGTACGCGTCCATCTTCTCCGACTTCGGACGAGATGCAGGCGACGACTTCCATCAAAGTGGAGATGCCGGGGACATTGCGTGCCGACATTCGGCAGACGAAAGGCATCAAGATCAACTCTCGCATGAATACCACTGTAGGTTACGAGTGTATATTATCGTATAATAAGCAATTGGTTGACAGTAGCAAGGATAGTCTATTTGTGATTGACTGGTACGCGAAGTCTGCGAAAGCGGGCAGTACAGCAAAGAATGTGGGCCGTGGAAGAACGGTGGAGTTTGTTCCTTCTACATATTCATTCGATCCTTTGTATCCCATATCGGTATATGCTGCTGTGAAAATGTATGTAGTAACAGCATTAGTGACTACAAATGATGACAAAGTCTTAACTACGAGTGACGGCAAATTGATTATAACACCTAAATATGAATAGCTTATGAATTATCTGTTAGTGAAACCTGAAGAACTGGACGGGCAGAATTACGATTACAAGTATGCGGAACGTATTCCGGACGGCCGTGTAATCCTGCCGCTCAGTGCTTTGAAGGTGCTTTCCAATTTCAGCCCTGAAATCCTTTCGGATGACAAGTTGAAAGCGCTGATTAAAGAGCAAAAGGAGAGCGGTCTTTATGATCCTCCCCAAGAAGATGAGGGCAACAATAGTGAAGAACCGGTAACTGGTGGAAGCAGTAATGATAGTGAATCTCTGGAAGAAGATATCACTACTGAAGAATCGGCCGAAAACCCAGTTGAACAGGAAGGGGGTGACGTATGAATCTTGAAGGAAGTTTTACCCTTATTGCCCTGATGGATGGTACTACCATCAACGGAACACTTCGTGTAGAAGGCACTCCGCTTGTACAAAGGTATAATAAAGGCACGGCTGTTTTCATTCCCGATTTTGAGACGTTGGCCGAGAATAACCGTCCGACTGTCGTTGTGATCCTGCGTGATATCTCTGATGGCAGCGTCTTGATTCCTAATACGATTGAATTCCGCTACAATGACTTGTTACTGACATTTGGCAGCAACGGTTTGTCAACTAATACCGGTATGGTGGGGTATTTCAAAAAAGTGGATGCTTACAGCACAACAATTGGTGGTGACACTTATAAAGTGCCTGCTCTGCGTGTTATGAAAAACCTTGTGCCAATATCTAATTACGACAATGATCGTATTACCGTATCTGGAACGGTAGAGATTTCCGGTTCATCCATTGCGTTCAACGCCTTGTCAAAGGAAGTCGTAATTCAAGAGTCCACCGGTAACCAGTATGATGTGCTGATATCTAATAATAAGGGTTCACAGCTTCTCCTGGACGGAGAATCCCTGACCGAGACAGCACGTATTTTCAAAGATGGCGTTGAAGTCACTGACTACACCGGCTTTACTTTCCAGTGGGTGAAAATGCTTGGAGCAGGTGACACGAACTGGGGTACATCTCGCACTCAAGTGGTTTCTACCAATGATGTGGATAACGTACTTAAATTGCGCTGTGATGTGAAGAAAGACGGTTCATTGGTTGCCTCCGGCTGTGATGAGATTACTGACTTTTCTGATCCCTACTACGCATTGCTCAAGATAACAGGTATCAGTGGAAATGTGGTTAAAAAAGGCGAGACTGCAACAGTCACACCGGTAGCGGTAAAACGTAGCACGGGTGAGGAAGTTCCTTCGCTCATTACAACCTGGACATTCTCTCTGAAAGATAACGCCGGCGCCGCATTCATCCTTACTGGTAAGAGTGCCGCCACATTTACGGGAGCCAATGCGAAGATTACTTTTGAAGACATGGTACGTGCTAAAATGGGCCTGTCAGGCTCTATTAGCGGAACTGCATAAATTGTATGATATGATACTAACAGGAACATTCTACTTAATAGCTGAATCTGAACGTCTTTGGATTGGTGTCAATCCAGAGACAGTATCTTTGGATGCTAATAACGTACAGGCTGCACCGTTACAGGTCCGGTTTTGGGCTGGTGAAGGGAGTAATAAGGTGGCCATGTCTGCCTATCTCACGTTTAGGGTTGAAAGTGTTGTAGGGAGTAGTGTCACGAAGTTGTTTGAGGACAAACCTGTTTCAAAGGTCAGTTCTTATGACTACACTATTCCTTCAGATCAGTATGCTACCGCTAACCGTATCAGTATCTATGCTTATGAGGATGCTGCACGGACGAAAGAGATTGATAGCAAGCAGGTGAACATTGTTGCCGCCAATCCTACGCCTTTTCCACGCTCGGATGATTGGAACGTGGAAAATGTGTATAAGAACGGAGAGTATCTGAAGCAAGACAATGTGCTGTACATGTGGACCAGCCGCGTTCCTGGAAATACGGAGATTAGCCCGAAGGAATGGATTGAAGCTCATCAAGAGAGTGGACTGTGGACGCCTTATCCTTACGACAAGTTAATTGCGGCCGAGATTGCTCTTCTTAATTTCGCTTTGATAGGCTCGGCTGTATTCCAGGATGAATATATGATATCGCAGCAGGGTGTTGATGCATCAGGCAATCCTACCAATGATTTCCGAAAGTTTGGCACGGAAGAATTTACTCCTAATCTGCTTTTGAATTTTGCTACGGGTTTGTTTGAAGGTAATAATGTCAAGGTGAATGGGGGTATTTTTAAGAATATCCAATCTCCGAATGGTTCTTTTGAGATCGATGAAGAGGGAAATATACAGATAATCGGTGAGTTGTCAACCTCAATGAATGGGACGCGTATTGAGATTTCTCCTAAAACCAATAGTATAAAGATGTTCAATCAGGACAATAATGAAGTTGGCCGTATCTCCTTTATGACTGAGGAATGGATGGGTATAACCAACTATTATCCACGGGTGTTTCTTAGGAGGTATTCAGGAAATAATATGGTCGATGAGATTCAAACTACCGGTTCATCCATTAATGGGTATTCTGTAGTAGGCTCTAATTATCTTGAATATAATTTAGGACCATTTGGACTTATCTTTTCTGAAAATGGAAAAGAGACTAAAAGATATTCGAACAAATAATAGATATATAGATATTTTTATTTACAAAACGAGATTAAAAATTAAATGTTAAATTGGGCTGATTTTCTTGATAGAAAAAACGCCCGTTAAAAGTAGCAAG